ATCCGGGTGTAGGTCTTCCCCCGCCAGGTGACCGTATAGGTCCCGGCCTTGGGATCCCCCACAAGGGAGGCGCCGGGCATGGGCTCCAGCGCCGAGAGCATCCGGCCCGTGAACCGGGGCAGGACAAAGGCGTTGCCGTCCCCTTCGCCCAGGAGGGTCGCCACGATCCAGGTCATCCAGACCTGGCGGGTGGCCACCCCCGGCCAGGGCTCCACGTCCACAAAGCGGCTGAGGCCGTTCTTGACACGCCTGTCCCCGTCCTTCGTGTTCTGCATGAGGAAGATGGTGGTGCTGCCGATGATGGCCGCGATCCGGTTGATGCAGCTTACCACCTCCGGACAGTCCAGGAGGCGGGTATATCCCTCGGGCAGGCCGCCGTCATGGCTCAGGTAATAGGCCACCAGGGAGGTGTTCTGTTTTGATCTTCGGCGGAAAAGGCCCAAAGCGCGGCCCTCCTTTCGGGTGTGGACCGTGTCCGGTTCGGACACGGTGATATTGGCGCGGGGTGCGGGGGTGCGGGGGACGGGGGACGCGGGCCGTCGAGGGCGCCGGTCCCTACGCCGAGGACGGGGGACGCGCGGGGACGCGGGAGGGGCAAGCCCCTCCCCTACGAGCGTGGGCGGTGGTGTGTCCGAACCGGACACGGTCATTTTCTATGGCGGCGCTCCCGGATCCGGGCCGCGTTCTCAAACTGGTAGACCCGGAAGTCCCGGTCCCGCGCTTCCTCCGCCCGGAGCGCCCGGCGGGCCTCCTGCATATCCCGGTAGCGGGGACAGGAGCTGTGACAACCCAGGCGGCGCTCCGGACACTCCGGCACACAGGGGCTCAGCTTTCGATTCGTCCTCACGGTTCCTCACGTTTTCCCTCGCCGTCGAACCAGCGGCCGGCGGAGCTCAGCTTTTCCGTATCGATCAGCATCCGGGCCACGCCGAACACCGAGCAGTCAAAGACGTCGATGCGGCTCGTGTCGTCCAGCTTCTCGTACTGGACAACATCGTCCTGTTTCTCCTGGCCCCTGACGTTGCTGACGCAGTACTCGTAGGGCTCAGAGTGGTAGTAGTAGAGGCAGCCGATCTTGGCCTTATGCTCGATGTAGCGGAGGCCCTCAGACTTGAGATAGGCGAGCTGGGGCTGATCGACCACGGAAAAGCCCGCCTTCTTCATGGCGGTGTAATACTGGCGGGCGAACTTCCGGTCGTGACCCACCTTGCGGATCTTAAAGCCCCGGGAGCGCCAGACCTTGAACTGCTTCACGGGTTCCGTGGGGTCCATACTGGGTTCGTTGGGCATATCCAGCCAGCCGTCCTCCTGCCAGCCGAAAAGGGGGATCTGATCTTCCTTGGCCTTCTCCGCCGCGGCGGTGACCGGGAACCAGCAGTGGGGCAGGATTACCAGCACGTCCTCCGGCGGCGTCCACTCCTCCGTCGCCGCCAGTTTCGCGGGGATTTCACCCACGATGGCCGCGGCTGTCAGGTCGTGGAGCTTGCTGAGATCCGCGCCGCCGTACCAGTGCTTCACCAGCTTCGCGGTCTCCTCCTGGGTCCAGTCGTAGCGGTCGTCGCTGCGCCGGAACTCTTCCAGGTTGAACCAGGCCTTGAGGCTGCCCACAAAGACGTCCAGGGAGCGCGTCAGAAACTCCATGCGCAGCTCCGGATTGTTCTGGGCCTGCAGCGCCGCCGCCAGCATGTCGTCCGGACGGATCGTGACACCGTAGGCCGGATTCGCCGCCCGGTGGACGGCGGGGTCCGTATAGTCCACGCTGCCATCCTCCCGCCGGGGCGCCTCCCACAGAAAGGCGAAGGTCCGGTCCGCGTCGGGGCCCGTGATGGTCCCCCGGAGGATCTTCTCCAGGTAATCGTGGTGTCGGGCCGCGAAGCCCGTGCCGTTCTCGCCGCCCGTGAAGGTGGCCAGGATCAACTTATTGGAATAGGCCTTGGTCGCATCGCGCAGGCGGGCGTAGGGGATGGCGTTTTTATATAGCTCCAGCTCATCCAGGTGGACGAACATGGCATTGAAGGAGTCGAAGAGGTCCGGCTTGAAGGCCAGGGTTTCCAGATCGATGTAGCCGCCCCAGATCTCCCCCTCAAAGGAGTGGCCCAGGGAGCTGTTCAGCATCGTCCAGTAGCCCGGCGGGTTATTGTCCGCGATGAGGTCCAGGGCTTTGAAGTTATAGAGCAGGAACTCATAGCCCTCCATGCCCTGCTTCAGGCTGCCGGCCACCGTCTTCGTCTTGGCGCCGGAGAGACGGTACCACAGCGACATGGCGAAGATCAGCGCCGTGCCGAAGGTGGTCTTGATGTTTTTTCGGGGCCAGAAGAGGCCGGCCTCCGTGAAGCGGCGCAGCTGCGTGCCCCGCCAGAAGAAGCCGCAGATGTTATAGACCGCGAAGAGATGGTGGTCCTGCAGGAGAAAGGGCGTCCCGCGGAGGGGCGTGCCGTCCAGGGCCTCCCCCTGGGGCAGGGTGAGGACCCCCTCGATCACCAGGATGCAGAATTCCGGCATGTCGGTCCGGAGCTCAAAGCGGGGATCGTCCAGGTCCCGAAGGAAACGCTGCGCCGCCAGGCGGGCCTGGATGCAGGCGCCTTCGTCCGCGGCGAGGCGGTTCGCGTAGTCCAGGACGCGGTTGAGGTGTGGGGCTTTAGCCATCGCTCAGCGCCTCCAGGATCGCGTCCAGCTTCCGGGAGAGGGCGGCGCCCGCGACCCCGCCGTCGCCCTTGGGCTTGCCCCGGAGCTTCTGCAGCCCCCGGGGTGTCAGGCCCAGGGCTTCGCGCTGGGCCTGGATCTCTTTGCGCAGCTGCAGCACCGGTCCGTACTCGGCGTCGGTGCTGAGGGCCTGGGCCGTGCGGGCCTTCGCCGCTTCGCGCCAGGCCTTCATGGCGCGGCTGTACTCGCGCTCCGTGACGCAGAGGTCGTGGATCGCCGGCGCGAAGGCGGGCTCATAGATCCCCAGCTCCTGCAGCTGCTGTCGGTAGTCGTCTTCCCGGGCCATCGTGCTTCCTCCTGTGCGTGTGTGCGGCCGTGCGATCCGCGGCCGCGCGGTTCGGGCGTCACCCGGGCGGGCGCGCGGGCGCGGATCGGGGCGCCGCGGGGCGGGATTTTTCGCCGTCCCGGATTTTTGCCCTGCGTGTGCGCGGACTTCCCTGCCCAGCTGCAAGCTCCCCTATCTCACCCGGTCGAGGTGGGGGGGGGTGGTACGGCGGCGCCAGCGCTCGCCGAGTGGCGTCAACTTCCTGGTGTCCCGGTCGTGCATGCGGTCGTGGTTTGCCGCCGAAAGGCTGACCAGGTTCCAAAGGCAATAAGCATACTCGGGATAGTCCTCGGCAGGCCAGATGTGATGGACGACCTCAGCAGGGACACTCAGGCCGAACCTGGCAGCCTCGCGGCATCGGTATTTATCCCGCTTCAGCGCCCGTTTCCGGAGGGATTGCCAGCGCTTATTGGCGCGGCTGTAGTCGAACCCTGCCACAGGTGATCACCTCCTGGGAAAGCAAAAAGCCGGTGCCTGTATGCGTCGCGTTTCCGCGTTGCATCACAGGCACCGGCTCTGAAAGCACTGGCCATCATGGATCGTCACGTATATGGGGCGTTTGCATTTCCTGCAGAAAAGCTGGAGGCGCTCACAGCGCTCATCCGGATAGACCCGCTTGAGATTGCGGTCACCGCAGTATGGGCATCGCACCCACCCGTTTTTGCTTGTCTCCATTCTACCCGAAACCGGTACCCCTGTCAACGTAAATCACCTACTTTGTCCTAAGAATAATATAAGTTTCAAGGCTGAAAAATATATAAAAAGCTCAGTCCTTCCGCGGGATCCGCCTCAGGCGCCGCCGCGCCCGTGCGGGCCGCGGGAGATCCACCGAGGCCCACCGGTACTTGATCACGCGGTAGCTGGCATACTCCGTCTTCCTGTGCTCATCCAAAAGGACCTCGCTGCCCTCGGGCGGCTGCAGCTCGTAGTCATCCGGCACCGTCACCGTCTCGATCTCCGGTTTCAGCGCGTTTCGGGTGCAGCTCCAGCCGTGGAGGCCGGGCTTGGAATCGTACTCCTGGCACTCGCGGAGCTCCTTGGTCATGTACCTTGCCAGGGTCTCGTGGTTCTTCTCCTTGTCCACCCGGAGCTTTTTAATCTCCACGTCGCTGCCGTAGATCCAGCATCGGCGAATCATATCCATGTCCCGGCCGGTGTTGTCCAGCACGGCGTGGAAGTGCCAGCGGCCGGACTCGGAGGTCAGGATCTCCGGTGCCCAGAAGCAGCGCGGCTCCGGAAGACCTTCCGCCCGGCGCCCGTCCCGCAGCAATTTGAGGAAGTACTTCATCTTTCGCTGGGCCTCGGTCCGGGATCCCGGCAGGTGCTGATCGTCAAAGGTGAGGGTCAGCACCAGGCCGGAGCCGGGCAAGGGGAAGTTGGTGGCCAGCAGCAGCTCCAGCTTTTGATAGCTGTAGATCTGGTTCATCCGCTTTTGGGCGGCAGAACTGGCCTTCTGCTTGGCGGCCCGCTGTGCGGGGCCGTCCCGGCGGTCGCTGCGGCTGTACAGGGCAGCCACCCGAAGGCCGCCGGCATAGATCATCTTGAGCGTCTTTGCCACGGTCGGTGTTCCTTTCGTGATACACAGACCGTGGCGATGGACGCTCTCGTCATCGTGTAGATGTTGGAGTTACTTCTTGTCCAGTAATGCGTCAATGCTCCGGGGCGTCTCATCGGACCAGGAGATGAAGCCGAAAAGATCATCCCTGACATGGCGAAAGTCCGAATCGCGGGGAAGATCCCAGATGGCCCCGTTACGTATCGGTGCCTCCTTATAGGCGAAGAGCTCTCCGCACTGGTCCCGCGCGAGGTAGCTAAAGCCGTCCAGGGCAAGCTCCATCAGGGTAACCTCTTCATCCGCGTCCTGGTCCGGCTTCAGCGGCGCTCCGCTTTGGGCCTCGGGCGGCGAGACGATATACTCTTTCATGGCGTCGGCGAACTCTTCTTGGCTGCAATAGACCAGGGTTTCCGCGCCGCTGCGCAAGGTGACATACATATATTCAGGATCCAGCTTTGTGGCCGCGACGTAACTGGCCATAGCCACCTCATAGGGGTCCAGATAGGTGAGACCGATTTTGATTAGCATTCTTCATCCTCCTCTTCTTTTTCACACCACAGGTAGGGTGCCTCCGCCGGCAGTGGCCACCAGGCTTTCACGGTGAAGGTATCATGAATAGGCTGTCCGTAAGCGTACCATGCGCCGAAACCTCCATAAAGATTTCGGCGCTGGCCCCTTGGCGCTGGCCCTTAATTGTATTACAGATTGCGAGGATCATAGCTGATGCAGCTGAAGAGTTCCCGTAATCCATCGGCCGCCTTGACGGCTCCAGGATCCGAGGCGGCGCGAGATCCTTGATAGACCTGTTCCAAAGCAAAGAGGATAAAAGGAAGGTCGCTCATGGGGCTGCCGTTGACGGATTTACTAATCCGGTTCGCATAATACTGGACCGATTCTCGGATGGCTTCATAGGTTGCTTCTTCACCTTGCGTAAGGGAAGAAAGAACCTTCGCTGAAAATGGCTCCATCTTCAAGTTTCCTCCTTCAATTCTGTATCTTCCTGAGAATTGTCAAAGGGCAGATGCATTACGTACATGAACTGGCTGAAAATCTCCAGCCAGTCTTCGCTCTTGCCCTGGAGAACCTGCCCGCAGCAAGGACATCGGTCACCGTTCTTATAGCGTTTATATTCTCTCATCGTTCATCCCTCTTTTTCCGGCGGATCCTGATCCCGTTGAGTTTATTCCACTGATAGTCTGCCTCCTTAGCCTCATCGATGAGGCGTAACACCTTCTTGACGATATTACTCGGAATCTCGGCGATCGGCCTACCCTCATAAGGTTTGAGCAGTTCGGCGGCTTCCGTTCGCTTGCTGTAACTCAGTTGGTTCAGCCGGTCACTTTCTTCACACTGTTGTTCAATGCGCTCCATCTCAATCTCACCGAGTGCGCGCGCGACGTGGTACTCATTTGCGCTGTCATAAAAGCAGAGGCGGTCAATGATATTGAGAAGCTGGGCCTTTGTGCATTGCTTGATTTCCATCGTTCATCCCTCCGGCAGAGGCCACCAACCCAGACAATGAGATTTTATGGCTGTATTCATGTTTGCAAGCTGCCAACTATCCCCATCCCAACGGGCGGTTTTGCTCATGACATCGCCCCCACACAGGAACTTACACCAATAGGTGCCGACTCTCGGTGGATCACCGTCCTTCCACTCCGGCTCGGTGTCTGATTGGGCACTGGCCTCCGGTGCGGCGATGGTGCCGCCCACCTCCGGGACGTCGGTGCGCTCCAGGAGATAGTCAACGGAGCAGCCCAAGGTGTCGGCAAACTCTATCAGGTTTTCAAGGTCACCCATCCGCAACGTGTATCCAAAAGGAGAGGAGGTTGAGGTTTTCGTAGCAACGGAGGATCCATCCAGAAGCGCTGCCACCAGATTATCGCTTTCACCGTAAAGAGGCCTCTTGATCTTCTGTCGGAATGCCTTATCTGACTTAAAGCCCGCGCGTTCAAGGGCCTGGCCGTAACGGAACCAGAGGTGCTCGATCCTGGCGATCTTGGCTTCATCGGCGCTCTTCTGAGCCGCACGCTCATCCTTGCGCTGCTCACGGAGCTTTTTCTTCTCAGCCTCCGCTTTGGCCTTCATCCGATCGCAGACGTACTTGCAGGAGGTAATATCGCCGCAGTTGGCACAGCAGCCGGAGCCGGTGCAGGTGCCGCTATAGCTCCTGTAGCTGCCGCTGTAAAGATGCTTCAGGATCCCCTCGCTATTGATGCAGGGCCCTCTGCCGGCAGTCTTCCGGCAGACCAGCTTATCCAGACGGTCAATATCTTTGGCATAGTCTTTGATGGAGCTCTCCCACAGATATTCCAGGCTCGGCTTGCCGTCGTGCTTCTGCAGATACCAGTCCACAATCTGGAGTTGAATATCGCCGGGCAGCCTTGCCAGCTCATAAGCACTGGACTCTTTGAGCTTACCCTTGTCGTAGAATTTCTTCTTGATCGTGGGCTCCAGACCGTCTCGAATCACCTTCAGTCTGGCCAGTTTGGTCCGGCTCATGCCGGAGAGTTCTGAGACCCAGTCCCGCAGCCGGCCGGGGAATTGATAGCCCTGATCCACCAGCTCCCGGAGGAGATCCTCGATCTGCTCGGCCTGGGCATT